CTCAATTAAAATTAAAAAATATTAAGTTTGAGTACGAAACAATAACTTTAAAATATACGAAACCTGAAAAGGTGCATAGATACACACCAGATTTTATTCTTTTTAAAAAAGATGGTGAGCCTATGTACATAGAAGGCAAAGGTAGGTTTTTAACAGTAGACAAACAAAAATCTTTACTTGTTAAAAATCAATACCCTAATCTAGATTTAAGATTTGTATTTTCAAATTCTAAAACTAGGATTTCGAAAAAATCCAAAACAACATACGCAATGTGGTGCGAGAAGCATGGTTTTAAATATGCTGACGGCTTCATTCCAAAAGAGTGGATAAAAGAATTAAATTAGGGTATACCTTCGTTTAGGTAGTGAGTTCATATGCACTGCCTTTTGTAGTGACCCCTGAGATAATATCAAAGGGGTCTTTCTTTTCAGACCAAATATTTTGGGTCAAAAAAATTTCAAGGAAATAACAATATGGAAAAAAGTGATTTTAGTTATCACGCACCATGTTCCGAATGCCAGAGCAAAGACAACGTGGCTGTTTATACAGACGGACACGGACACTGTTTTGGCTGTGGACATTACTATCATACTTACGAACAAAAAGAGGAAACAAAATTGGAAACTGAATTAATACATGGGGAACTTAAACCTCTTAACAAAAGACATATAGACTTGGCAACAACAACCAAGTTCAATTATCAGACTGGAAAATATAACGGTAAGACAGTTCAAATTGCAAACTACTATGACAAACATAATAAATTAGTTGCACAGAAACTACGTTATCCAGACAAATCATTTCAATGGTTAGGTGATAGTAAACAAGCCACATTATTTGGACAAAATTTATGGCGTGATACAAATAAAAAAATAGTAATCTTAGAAGGTGAAATAGATTCTATGAGCATGGCTCAAGCACAAGGTTTAAAATGGGCTTGTGTTTCAGTTAAGACTGGAAGCCAAGGCGCAAAGAAAGATTTACAACAGCAACTTGAGTGGCTCGAACAAGCAAGTGAAATTGTTTTAATGTTTGACTCAGATGAAGCAGGCAAAAAGGCAGCTCAAGAATGTTCAAAATTATTTACTCCAGGTAAATGTAAAATAGCAACACTCCCAAGAAAAGACGCTAACGATATGTTGGTCCAGGGGGAAACTGCAAAACTTATAGATTGTATGTGGGGTGCAAAGACTTATCGACCAGACGGAATTGTATCTGGAACAGACGTTTTTGATTTAATTTCTAGAGAAGATAAAACTGAAACAGTTCCTTATCCTTTTGAATGTTTAAACAAAAAAACTTTAGGCATGAGAAGAGGTGAGTTAATTACAATAACTAGTGGAACTGGACAAGGTAAGTCACAGCTTTGCAGACAAATAGCACATCATCTTTTAAAACATGGTGAAAGCGTAGGCTACATTGCATTAGAAGAAAGTGTTAAGCGTTCTGCATTAGGTATAATGGGAATTGATTTACAAAAACCATTACACTTATCTAAAGACAACGTTAACAAAGAAGAGTTTAAAAAAAGTTTTGACTCTACAGTTGGTAGTGGTTTGTTTTATATGTTTGACCATTTTGGTTCAACACAATCGGACAATCTATTATCTAAAATTCAATACCTTGCAAAAGGTTTAAATGTAAAATGGATTATACTTGACCACTTATCAATTGTAATTAGTGGACTAGAAAGTTTTGATGAACGAAAATTAATTGATGTTACAATGACAAAGCTAAGAAGTTTAGTTGAGTCTACTGGCATAGGTTTATTTGTTGTTAATCATTTAAGAAGACCAGAGGGTAACAAAGGTTACGAAGACGGATTACAAACATCATTAAATAGTTTACGTGGCTCGGCTGCAATCAGTCAATTAAGTGACGGAGTTATTTCGTTGGAAAAAAATCAACAAGATGATGAGAACAAAAACTACACAACAATACGTGTACTTAAAAATAGACACACTGGTGACACTGGCAAATGTGGAACATTATATTTTGACAATGACACAGCGTGTTTAACAGAAATAACGGAGGGACATGAAAGGGATTTCTAATATTAAAACAAGATGGAACGTTACTAAAGAAGTAAGTGACGCTATCGAACTTTGTAAAAAGAATCCTTATAAGATGGCAACTATTCAAGTCCCCAACACAACAGTTAGACTAGCTTGTGAATTAATGTTGAATGAAGTTTCAATGTTTGAGGAAGCTGCGTGTCGAGTAACTGTAGAAATGGCAACAGTACACTAATGAAACTACCAACTATACATAAAAAAATATTGGATGCACCGTTTGTGCATTGCTATTGGAAAGACATCAACAGCAACAGCGCATGGTTAAATTTAAAAGAAGCAAAAAATAGTAAAGTAACAATTTGTATTACAGCAGGGTGGCTTATTAGAGCCGACAAGGATGTACATATAATTGTAGGTGACGTTAACTTTGAAGATAACGGCACGTTAGGAGACGTAGGTAACATAACAACAATGCCTACTGTCAATGTAATTAAAATAAGGAAAATAAAAACATGAGCAAATACTGTTTTGACATAGAAACAGATAACTTATTAGAAGAGTGTACGAAAATACACTGCATAGTCTTAAAAGATATAGACACGGAACAAGTCTTAACTTTATCTACGGATGAAGCCATAGACAAACTTACGAATGCAGAACTTATTATCGGACATAATATTATTAAGTTTGATATTCCTGTGTTAGAGAAATTATATAACTTTAAAACTAAAGCAAAAGTTTTTGATACGTTAGTTGCTACACGGTTAATATGGTCTGACTTAATGGAGTCTGACATGAAGCGTGTACATACTAAAGACTTCCCAAGAAAATTAGTCAACAAACATAGCCTTAAAGCATGGGGTGTTAGACTAGGGAATTACAAACAAGAGTTTGAGACAGACTGGCAAGAGTTTACAAATGAAATGTTAGAGTATTGTGTACAAGACGTAGAGGTTACACATAACTTATACCAAATAATTTTGGGCAAAAAATATTCGGAAGAATCTTTGCAACTCGAACACGATGTAGCTGCTCTTATATCTAAACAAGAAAGATATGGAGTATTGTTTGATAAAGAAAAAGCAATCAAACTTTATGCTGACTTGTCTGGACAAAGAGACAAGATTAAAACAGAAATGGAAGAAACTTTTAAACCTATAACGGTCAAAAGAGTTTCAGAAAAAACTGGTAAACCATTAAAAGATAAAGTCATTATATTTAATCCTTCTAGCCGACAACACATAGCTGATAGATTAAAGACTAAGTATGATTGGAAACCAAAAGACTTTACACCAGACGGTAAAGCAAAAGTAGATGATACAGTTTTAAATAGTTTAGATTATCCAGAAGCAAAACTGTTAGCAAAATATTTTCTTTTAGAAAAAAGAATTGGAATGTTATCAGAAGGTAATCAAGCTTATCTAAAACTAGAACGTAACGGAAGACTACACGGCACTGTTAATACTAACAACGCTGTAACTGGTAGGGCAACAGCAATGAAACCTAACCTACAGCAAGTACCTTCAGTAAGTGTACCTTACGGAAAAGAATTTCGAGAACTCTTTACAGTACCAAAAGGTAAAGTGTTAATTGGAATAGATGTAAGTGGACTTGAGCTGCGATTGCTTGGTCATTACATTGCAAAATTTGATGGTGGTGCATACGCTGACATTGTTGTCAACGGTGATATACACACTACTAATCAACACAATGCAGGTTTAGAAACCAGAGACCAAAGTAAAAGATTTTTATACGCTTGGCTTTATGGCGCAGGTGTAGGAAAGATTGCAGAGGTAACTGGTAAGACTAACAAAGAAGCAGCAAAAGTTAAAAAGCGTTTCTTAGATAGGTTACCTGCTTTAAATAAATTAATCAAACAAGTACAACTTTCTGCTGAACGTGGTTACTTAGTAGGTCTAGACAAAAGACAAATTAAAGTAAGAAATAGTTTCAGTTCTTTAAATACACTTTTACAAGGGGCAGGCGCAGCCGTTTGCAAAAGGTGGTTAGTTGAGTTTGACAACGCTGTTAAAAACTTTTCTGGAGTTCAACAAGTATTGTGGGTACACGATGAAATACAAGTTGAATGTGACAGAGAAGAAGCAACAGAGATAGGATTGTTGGCTGTCGAATGTATTGAACGAACTGGTGAACACTTCAAATTAAGAGTGCCGTTAACAGGCGAATATAAAATAGGAAACAATTGGAGTGAGACACATTAATGAAGAACAGTAAATTTGATATAGACTTAAAGTACGGTCAAGAACGAGAAAAGAAAATAGTATCGTTACTGGACCAGGACAAAAACAAACTAGAAGTAAAAACAGAAAGAGACTGGTGGGCTAAGACAGGCAACATTGCAATCGAAGTTGAATGTTGGGGCAAACCTAGTGGCTTATCTAAAACAGAAGCAGACTATTGGGTACACATATTAGCAATAGGCAAAGAAGATTATTGTAAATTAATATTTGAAGTACCTAAATTAAAAAAGATAGCTGACAAATTTAAAGATAACTACAAAATGATTGGTGACCACCATGCAAGTAAGTGCATTCTAATTCCTTTAAAAGAATTATTCCAATCAAAAAATTTAACTTAACCAATCCACAGGAGGATTAATCCATGAAGAGAAGACTCTTAATTGATGGGGACATCATAGCTTATAAAGCTTCGACTATGGCAGAGCATAGTATTAAGTGGGAAGACTCAACAGTTTGGACATTACACGCTGATGAGAACCACGGAAAATATCTTGCACTATCAGAGATAGAAGATTTAAAAAAAAATCTAAAAGGTGATAGCATAACAATTGCACTAACAGACGGTGTCAACTTTAGAAAAGACATCTTACCTAGCTATAAGGATAATCGTAAAGCAAAACGTAAACCTTTAATATTAGGGGCAATTAGAAAATGGTTAATTGATGAGTATAACGCAATCATTTATCCAAACTTAGAAGCAGATGATGTTCTAGGTATTCTAGCTACACAGCCACAGAAAAAAGAAGAACGTATTATTTGTTCACTTGATAAAGACCTTAGACAAATTCCAGGTAAACTTTGTCAAGATGGTAGAACAATACAAAAACTTTCTAAAAGAGATTGTGACCACTGGCACATGATACAGACATTAACTGGTGACTCAGTTGATGGATTTTCTGGCTGTCCAAAAATAGGAAAAGTTACAGCACAAAAAATACTTAATGATAAAAAGTTATCCGTTAAAGAACAATGGGAACTAGTTGTCAAAGCGTATGCTAAAGAAGGTTTACTAGAACATGACGCTTTTCAACAAGCGCAAGTTGCTAGAATTTTAAGACACGGTGAATACAATAAGAAAACTGGTGAGGTAACTAGATGGCAGATATAATTAAAGAACCACCTCATTATACACAACACGCAATCGAGCCTATTGATTTTATAATTAAAAACAAACTCAATTTTTGCCAAGGCAATGTAGTGAAATACATTTGTCGTTACAAACTAAAAGGGGGAGTTGAAGATTTAAAAAAGGCTCGACAATACATTGACTTTTTAATTGATAAAGACACTGACACTGACCAATTAAATTTACATTTAACACACAAAATAAATTATCCGAAAGATGAGGAATAGAAATATGGACTATAGTAAAGACGCATTATTGTCAGACGCAGGACTGAGAATATTAAAAGATAGATACTTAACAGAGGAAGAGCAAAGTCCTCAAGAAGCATTCTATAGAGTATCAAAAATATTTTCAGATGATTCTGCTATGGCTGACAGAATATATTCTTATGCTTCTAATCTATGGTTTATGTTTTCTACACCTATCTTAACTAATGGTGGAACTAAAAGAGGAATGCCTATTTCGTGCTTTCTTAATTATGTACCAGATAGTCGAGTCGGATTAACAGAACACTACACAGAGAATGCTTGGTTAGCTTCAGTGGGTGGAGGAATTGGTGGATATTGGGGACACATACGAAGTGACGGTACGTCAACTAGTGGTGGCTCACAATCGTCTGGTTCAATTCCTTTCATGCACGTAGTTGACTCAGAAATGTTAGCGTTCAGCCAAGGTAAAACAAGAAGAGGAAGTTATGCTGCATACCAAGATATATCACATCCAGAAATTGAAGAGTTTATTGAAATGCGTAAACCTAGTGGTGGGGACATTCATCGTAAGTGTCTTAATCTGCACCATGGTATTAATATCTCTGATAAGTTTATGTCTGTTATTGATAAATGCACTATTGACCCTAGTGCCGATGACAGTTGGGAACTTATTGACCCACATACAGGACGAGTGGTTAGAAAAGTCTCTGCTAAAAAACTATGGCAAAAAATTCTTGAGACTAGAGTGGCAACTGGTGAACCTTATATCAGTTTCATTGACACAATCCAAAAGTCTTTGCCGGAGTCTCAGAAGAAAATTGGATTAAAAGTACATCAATCAAATTTATGTAGTGAAATTACATTACCAACAAATGAAGAACGAACAGCAGTGTGTTGTTTATCTTCTCTTAACTTAGAAACATATGATGAATGGAAAGAAAACAATAACTTCATACCTGACGTGGTTCGCTTCCTCGACAATGTATTGGAGTATTTTATTAATAACGCTCCTGATGTTTTACACCGTGCTAAGTATTCTGCTATGCGTGAACGTAGTATTGGACTGGGGACAATGGGTTTCCATTCGTATTTACAAAGTAAAAAAATACCTTTTGGAAGTGCTTTAGCTAAAGGTCAAAACATATCTATGTTTAGACATATAAAATTACAAGCTGAAGAAACTTCTAGAAAACTAGCAGAAGAAAAAGGTGAAGCACCAGACATGGTAGGAACTGGATTACGTAACGCTCAGTTATTAGCTGTAGCACCTAACGCTACTAGCAGTATTATTTGTGGCAGCACTAGTCCATCAATCGAACCACTTAGAGCAAATGTTTATAGTCAAAAAACTATGAGTGGTACTTTTTTAATGAAAAATAAATATCTAGAAAAATTATTAAAAGAAAAAGAAATAGATAATGAGACTACCTGGAAAAGTATTTTAGCTAAACGTGGTTCAGTACGTCACTTAAAAGAATTATCTGATTGGGAAAAAGATGTGTTTGCTACTGCTATTGAAATAGACCAACGTTGGGTTATTGACTTAGCTGCTGACCGACAGAAATTTATTTGTCAGTCACAAAGTTTAAATATTTTTGTAACAGCAGATGTTAACATTAAAGATTTACATTTACTACATTTGTCAGCTTGGAAAAAAAGATTAAAGACTCTGTACTATTGTCGTTCAGAAGCAATTAAAAGAGCAGAAATAATTTCAACCAAGATAGAAAGGAAAGTTAGACCAGACGCAGAAGAAGACGAGTGTCTAGCTTGTCACGCATAATGGCAAAAAAAGAAAAACAATTTATTATCAAATGACTCAGC